GTCGATACGCGCTTGCTGCGGCGTGATGGACGAGACCGAGGCGATCGAGGGCAACGTGATCGTGACGTTCTGGTTGCCGCCGGTATCGACAATGCCGTCAGCGCCGCCATACTGCGCGTAGCCAGAGACGGTCAGCGCCGACGCGCCGTCGGAAAGGCCGTTATTGGCGTCGAAGGTGTAAGTCCGATCGCCCATGTGCAGCGCGGCGCCGAGCGGCGAGGCGATGCTTTCGATGAAACCGCGGAGCGTGAACATCGGTTGATCCTCTCAGGCCACGATCGGCGCGTTGGTCCAGGACGTCATCCTGGTCATGCAATATTTGAATTCGTCGACCAAGCCGACGTCCCAGGAAATGTGAGTGCGATAGGTCTTTCGGTCTTCGAGCAGGCCGACGTCTTCGGGCGTCAGGTTGCGCACGTAGATGCCGCGCATCATGCCTTCGCCGAGCGTCAGGCCGTAAAGCGAGGCGGTGACCGCCGAGCCGCCGCCGTCGCCGACCTCGTTGAACTGGAGGACCGGCACTTGGTCATCCTTCGGATAGCCATAGAGCAGCCGAATCCCGGCGTAGGTCAACTTCGGCCGGCCGATCTCGTCCCACGTCTGCATGACGTAGCCCGTCAGCGACGTGTTGCGCGCCGCCTGGATCCAAAGCGGCAGCGACAGGAAGGGAACGAACAGGAAGCGCGTGCCCGACTTGCCCGACAAGTTGTTGAGCATGGTGTCGAGATTGGCGAGCGACAGCGCGGCGCCGCCCGAGGCAGTCGAGTTGTAGTAGAGACGGCCAAACTTCTGCGCGCGCACCTGGAGGCCGTTGAAGACGCGCGGATTGACCGACTGGTCGCCTTTGACGAAAGTATCGATCCACAGGCGGGCGAAGGCGGTGATGCCCATTCGCTCTTCGTAATTACGGCGCTCCGGCCCGAAGCGATCCTGAATGGCGCGGTCGACGTCGATGTCGTGGTCGATGATGTAGGTCGCTTCGTCGAAGGGCGAGATCACGCCGTGCCCAGACGAAGACGCCTCGTTGACGGCGCGGAAGACCGGCGTCGCCAGCGCGGCCTCGCGATAGCCGACGTATTTCGCCCCCTTCAAGCCCTCGAAGGGCATGACTTCGAAGACGTCGGAGTATTGGGCGAACATCTCGATCACCGGCCGACGAATGTCCTCCAGCGCCATTCCCTTGGCATATTCCGTGAGGGTCATGAGATTGCTGACGGCCATCGAAATTCCCCTTCAAATCACGGATTGGACGCGCTCGCCGTGTAAGTCCATTGAGCGACGGCGGTGTTCGGCGTGCCTGCTTGGTTAACGTCGAGAACGGAGGTCGCCGCGCTGATCGTGCCCTGGCTCCTCTCGACATCGTCGGCCATGTGCCGAAGCACCCTGGCGATGTAGCCGACCTCGGCCGACTTCTTATCGAAGCTCTGATCGACGAGTGTGGCAGTGAAAACCGTCATCTCAGGCGACCTTCTTGCCCGCCGCCGCGGCCGTCTGCTGGCGCGCATAGGCGATTCGATCCGGGATGCTGAGCTTGTTGTATTGCTCTTCGGTCAGCTTGCCGGGTGTCTCTGGCGGCTCGCGACCGCCCTGGCGGAACGTGCCGGCGCCGGTGAACTTTGAAATCAGCGCCTCGGCCATTTGAACGTCGGCGGCGGTGAACAGTCTCGAGACGAAGCGCGCGCCGGTCTCTTGGCCGAGCATGCCCTTCGCCCAGGTCTCGACGGTGGTAATGCGCGCCTGACCGTTGGCGCCGAGCTTGCCGATTTCGGCGTTGCGCGCCTGAACGATCTGAGCCTCGGTGCCAACGCGGTCGCCGGCGACCAGCGCGATTGCTTCGGCGAAAGCTTCCTGGCTCAGCCCGTGCTTCTGCGCCCAAGCCTGCCCCTGCGCCCACAGCGGATTCGAAATGTCGAGCTTGAACTCGACGCCCTGCGGCAACTTGAAATCCTTCGGCAACTCGATCTTGTAGTCTTCGGGCTTAGCCGGCAGCGTCAGGCGGCGCGATTCCTCAGCCGCGACGCGCGTCTGGAGCTCGTTGAAATGCTTCTCGAATTCCGCCTCTTTGACCTTGCCGGCCGAGGCGTCCCAGTAGGACTCGGGAATGTAGGAGGGGCGCGCGCTAGGTTGCGGCGTCGGGGACGGCTGGGGGCTCGGGGACGGAGAAGCCGGGGACGAAGGCGTCGGGCTTGACGAGACGGCCGCCGGGGATGCGGCGCTCGGGGCGCTCGACGGGGCCGGCGAGGCGGAAGGTGACGGGGCGAGTTCGGTCACTGAGCGCTATTCCATCGGCCATGAGGGCCATCAAGTCGCGGGCGAAACTGCGGCGGCCATGGTCCTGCTGCAATGACCTTTCCGAATTGTCGGTGACGACGCCGCAAAGGATTTTCTGCAAATAGAGATAGAGCGTCACCCCGTCCGGCGTGCGCGCGATGCGATCGATCGCGAGGTCCAAATCTTCCTTGGTGACTTCGCTCATGAGGCCGGCCCCGGCGTGACGTTGGGCGGCGCGCCGACGTGGCGCGCGCCGGCGAGCTGCGCGATGGCGGCGGTCGCCTGCTTGACCTGTTCGGGATCGCGCCACTTGAGCAGCGTGACGCGCATCTTTTCGACGATCGCCTTCATCGTCTTTTCCCCGTCGCAATACATCTTGAATTCCTCGGGGAATGTCGGCGCGATGATTTGCAGCGCCTTGATCGCCATGCCGACTTCCTGCTGTTCGGCCGCCGCCTGCGCCGGATTGCGCGGCATGGTGGCGACCGCCCGGCCGTCAACGCGCAACGGCGCGATCGCGCCGGCCTTCTCCAGCAGCCACTTGAAGCGCATGAAAATCTGCATCGGGCCTTCGCGCCAGAACGGCAGGCCGCGCGTCCCGAGGCGGCGCTGGGCGCGCGCCATTTCGTCGAGCCACTGCCCGAGCGTCGGCGGCGTGTCGCCGGTCTGCTCGGGGTAATCGACGAAGAACAGCTTGCGCTCCTTCTTGATCTTCTCCTGATACTGGTAATTTGCGACCTCGGGCGGGGGCACCTTGTAGATCGCCTTCACGTCGTCGCCGCCCCCCGGCCGCACCGGATAGGCCATGCCTTCCTCGACGCCCTGCTCGACAGCGGCGAACGAATCATCGGGATAGGTGATCGGCGGCATGATCGACAGCGCGGCATGAGTGATCCGCATGTACTCGAGCTCGTCGATCTGGCGGAAGGTCGGCAGGCCCTTGATCAAGGGCCCGACGCCGTGCGGCCAGTCAGCGGTCGCGCCGAAACGCATCACCAGCAGCGGACAAGAGCCCTCGCCGACGCATTTGGCGTCGTGGATGACCTCGTTGCCGACCATGATGACGTGTTGCCAGACTTCGTCCGATTTGTCCTCCCAATCGCGCCAGAAGGCCCAGATCACCTGCGTCCGATCGCTCGGCTTGTCGGTGTGGCGGGTCTTGATCTTCTCTGGAATCTTCTTCCAGACTTCCTCGCCGACCAGCTCGCGGACGTAGTGGTTCCTCGTGAAACGCACCGCGGCGCGATAGTCGATCTCGCCGTAGGGTCCAAGATCGATTTCGAGTTCTCGGAAAGGAATGGCCGAGACGGTGATCGGCGCCGCCGGGTGCGGGCGTTCGATCCACACTGCCGCCGTGCCGATCGCCAGATCGGGATTGAAGGCTTTCGGAATTTCTGGATATAGGTTAGAGGCCTTCATCGCTGCGAAAATCGCCGCGTCGTCTCGTTTGACCTGATCCTTGACTTTTTTCCAGACCGAACCGTTGACGCCGCCCGGCAGGTCCATGCCTGGCCCGCGCTCGCACCACGGCTCGGCTTCCGGCATGAACGCGCCGACGACCGCCGTGACAAAATCCTCAACGATGATAAAGACTTCGTCGGTATTGAGTTCCGGCGCGTCGAGCATGCGCGCCTGGCTCGGCGCCGTCATCGACGAAATCTGCCGCTGGCGATTGGGCGCGGAAAGAAAATAGCACTCCTTAACGTCAAGTTCTATATAGCTTTTCCAGACTCGCGCGGCGGCCAAGCGCGCGACTGCTTGCTGTTGCAGGTCCTTCGTCTCGCCGGTCGAGACATCGGCGTCGGTTGAATTGGTGGTAGCGGGAATCTCGGCCATCGCTCAGGCTGCCCGGCCGACGGAAGCCAGGCCGCCGGTTTGCGGCGACACCAGCGGACTTGCCGTGCCGCCGGCGATGGCGAGTTGCGTCCCGTAGCGCGCCATCAGCGCCGCCATGTCACCCTGACTTTGGGTCTGAAGCTGCGTCACGAGGCTGTTCTGCGCCTGCTGCTGCTCCTGCTGGAGCATCGGGTCGACCGGAATCTCGGGCGTCATCGGTCCTCTCACCGCCGTTGGCGAGGAGATGGCGATAGAGCGCGTCGGGCCGCAATGACCAGGCGCGGACGCCGAGCAGATGCCGGACCGCCGAGACGCAGGTGAAGCCGAGGCGCCCGGCGAGCGCCATCGGCGCGGCCGCGCGCGGCGCCCGGACGATGACGCAGTGCTCGGCGTAGCGCGCGATCTGCGCGCGCGCGACATCGTGGCGCGCGTGAACGATGCGCAGGCCTGACCATTCGGCGTCGAGGAAGATCCAGCAATCGCCGACCGGCACATAAGCGAAGGCCGAGACATGCTTGAAGCGGCCGAAGGCCAGCGCCGCCAACCAGCGCGTCGACGCCTCGGGATGAAAGATGACAAACCACTCCTGCGGTTCGACAGCGCCGGCCGACTCTATGGGTTCCATCAAGCGGTGATCCGGCGCATCGTGCGCCGCATGTGGCCGATGCGCGCCGGCGCGATCATGCCGATCGGCTCGAGCCCGACCATGCGGCGCCCGTCGCCGAGCGCCAGGACGCCGTATTGCAGGCAGTCGCACAGGTTCGACCACTTGTCCTTCTTCGGCTTGAGCACGCCGCTCTCCTCGCGCTCGAGATGGTAGCGGCCGGCCATGCCGACGATCAGGGTCCGGCAGACAGGCGAGATCGACACGCGGTTAACGCCTGCGGGGTTGTCGTTCAGCGCGAAGGCGACGGCTTCCGTCCGCGTCTCGATGTCGTTCATTTTGACCGGCGCCGGCTGCACCGGCATGCCGTGCGAGCGGAAGATGTCGTAGCTCGATTGCTCCGTCTGCTGGCCTCGATCGCGGCCTTTGGGATCGCCGATGAACCGCGCCGAATAGCTGGGATAATGGGTAGTGAGGAAGCGCTGCACCTTCGGCGCGAAAACGCTCGCCGGCTCGTTGAAACCGAGCATCTCGTATTGGACGAAGACGCGAGCGCCGACCTCCTGGGCGAACAACGCGGCGGGATAGACGCGGCCGAAGTCAAGCCATACCTGCACGTCGTAATGAGGAATCGGGCGCAGCGCCTCGCGCGCGACGTGAAATTCGCGCCGAAACATCGGCCAAACCGGCTGTCCTTCGGCGACCAGCGCCACGCGGTTCATCAGGCGCGAATCAATCCAGGCCTTCGATTTGCCGCGCAGCTGGCGGTCGTAATAGTCGGCGGGCAGATTCTTGCGATTTTCGGCTTCCGGGTTGACGCGGTAGCCGACGACCTGCCCGCGGGCGTCGAATTCCTCGATCAACGCCGGCGGCTGCATGTGCAGGCCCCATTCCTCCGGCCACTCGTACAGCGCGCGCTCTTCCTCAGTCAGGCCGATCGGCGGATCGAGGCCATAAGCCATCGTCGCCAGCCAGTGATCCTCGTCGGGCGCGTTGCCGTCGGCAAGCAGCCCGCGCCAGGTCGGGCCGCCATGCTCCTGCGGCGGAAAGCGCAACCGCGAATCGGCCTCGTCGAACAGCTCTTTTTCGATGAACGGCAGTTCATTGAAGCAAATTCCGGTGTACTCAGTCGAGCGCAGCTTTTTAACGTCGTCGCTCTTGTCGAGCGAGATGAAATCGACCTCGCAATTTACCCGGCCGCCTTCATAATCGTAGCGCAGCTTGTGCCCCATCGTCGCGCCGTAAGTGAAGCGGCCGTAGACGTTTTCCGGAAATGTCTCGAGCCACGTCCTGATCGTCGAGCGTTTCAGGTCCGGCATGGTGTTGCGCGCCATGGCGAAGCGGGTATAGCGCACGCCGTCTTTCGGGCTTGGACGCTGCTCCTGGGCGTGGCGGACGACGCGCAGGCACAGCGCCTTGGTCTTGCCCGATCCGAGTGGGCCGAACAGCATGTCGACGGGCCGGTTGGAAACGATGAAATCAGCGGCCTTGGTGCCGGGCTCGATGTAGAAGACGTCGCCCATCAGGTCACCCGCACCGCCTGCGCCTGCAGCACGCGGGCGCGCGCGGCGAGCAGAATCGGCAGAATCCTCGCCTCCGCCATCGACTCGCCCTCGTCCTCGCCCGGCTCATAAGGCCCGGCATAGAGGTCCGGCGGCACAGTTTCGGGCGTGATGCGCTGCGCTTCATCCTCAGAAACGTAGGTCCGCCATTCGTCTTCATAGGCGTCGATCTCGGCGTCGGACCAGCCATCGAGCTTGAGCAGCATGTGTTCGAAGCCGGTCGCCCAATAATGGGCGCTCCTGACGTTCGGCCCCCGCCAATAGTCCTTATCGAGCCGCGTCATCAGCCACCACTCGAAGCCCTCGTGGCCGGAGACGTATTTGTCGGGTTCGACGCCCATTTTGAATCGCAGCGGCACGCCTTCGTCGATATACACCATAGAGCCGTCCATCGACCGCCCGGCGCCGTAGGGCACGAGAAATTTGCGGCTGATGATCGGCGGCTGCGACAAAAAGTAGCGCAGACCGACTTGGCTTTGAATCATGCGAACGACGTCGCCCATCCCCGGCGCGTCAGAGCGGGCGTCGCCGGCGGTCATTTCTTGCCGCCTTTGGACTTCTGCGCCTTGACAACTGTTGCGTAGCCGATCGAGCGCGCCCTGGCGGCGCTGACGCCCTTTTTCCGCTCTGACGCAGCGACGTGCTTGGCCTGGCGGTCCTGCTTGGCGGTGAAACGCGATCCGGGTCCTGGCATCAAACGCCTCCGT